AACTTCATCAAGCCGCAGCTCGGCGACGCCCTCAGCTTGGCCGTCGACAACGCCGTGCTGTTCGGCACCGGCGCGCCCGCCACTTGGCCGGTCGGCGGCATCGCGTCGGACACCTACTCCACGCTCATCCCGGCCGGTAGCGACCCGCTCGACACGGTCAACACCGCGATGGGCGAGGTCGAGGCGCAAGGGCTGCCCGTCACCGGCCACGACGCCGACCTGGCGGTCAAGGCCGCGCTGCGCGGGGTCCGCGACAACAACGGCGCGCTGCTGCTCGGCCCGTCGCAGATCGCCAACGCGGGGCAGGCCAACGACCTGTACGGCGTGCCCGTCGTGTGGGGGCAGTACCCGAACGCGGCCACGATCAACTTCTTCACGGGCGACTGGGACGCGCTCACCATCGGCGTGCGGCAGGACATCCGCTACGACATCGACTCGTCGGGCGTCATCGCCGACGCGGCGGGCAAGGTGCTCGTCTCGGCGTTCCAGGACGACACCGTGCTCATGCGGGTCTACGCCCGGTACGGCTGCCTGATCGTCAAGCCCGCCACGCAGCGCGTGGTGACCGGGGCCAAGCCGTTCGCTCGGACGTTCATCGAGAAGGCGACCGGCGCCGTGTCCGCGTCCGCTTCGACCAGCCGATCGAAGTCCTGACTCGGCGATGACCGAACCCGATCCGGCTCCGTGGCAGCCATGGGCGCCTCCACTAGACCCGCCGAACAACGGCGGGCTGCCCGTGGCTGTCGCGGAGCAGATCGCGGCCACCTGGTGGGACGAGGACTGGTACTACGCCCTCGGCCTGATGTGGGAGGCCTACGCGGCCATGCTCACGCCGACCCCGGCCGTGTCCACCGTCTCGACCGGCGCGCAGTCGGTCAGCTACAACCCGGCCGCGCCGACCGGCGACTACGGCGAGGCGATCGCACGCGCGGATTGGTTCTTCGCCCGGTCCCACAACGCGGGCGGCCTCGTCTCGATCCCCCTGACGACCGGCGCCCCGGTCGACGCGATCGGCCTCGGGTGGGTGGACCCGTGATCCTGTTGCCGACCGACGACTGCGCGCTCTACGGGCAACCGCCTGTGGCCGACGAACACGGGTTCATCGAAGCCCCGACCGAAGCGGCCTGGGAGGGCCGTGGGTCGCTCCAGCTCGCCGGTGGGATCACCGGCACCGACGCCTCCGATGCGGGCGGCCATGGCCCGTGGGGGCCTGCCAGTGACGCCCTCGGGACGGTCTACCTCCCGCCCGAGTCCGAGGCGGTCGACGGCATGGTGCTCGTCAGCCGCGACACCAGCTACACGCTGTCGGCAACCCATCTCGTCCGCGACCCGATCGGCGCGGGCTCCGACGCCATCGTGGCCAACGTCACCGAGTTCGACGGGTGGCCGCTATGAGCGCGACGCGGTTCACCGTCACCGATCCTTCGCAGCTCGACCATGCCGTGAAGCCGTTGACCGGCAAGGTGGCGCAACAGATCGGGCAGGGCGCCGCCGAACGGACGCCGCGCCGCACCGGCCGCCTCGCGGCCGGGTGGCGCGTGCAGGCGACCGGCGCGGTCGGCTGGGCGGTCACGAACGACGTGCCCTACGGCCGGTTCGTTGAGTACGGCTCGATCCACAACCGCGCCGTCGCGATGCTCGGCAGCGCGACCGCGCAGGCGAGGCGGACCTATGGCCGCTGACCCTGCCCTGGACTACCCGCGCCCCGATGTCGAGGCGCTGGTGTGGGACACCGTCCGAAGCTTGGGCGGTTGCACGACCTGGGCCTACAGCTCGGGTGATCAGACGCGGGCTCCTGCCGGATGGCTGTCGATCGTCTCGGTTCAGGTGGATGTCCGCGCCCGCAGTAAGCACGCCGCGTTCCAGCGAGCCGACCAGGCCCGGCGCCTCATCCTGGCGCTGCCCTACTCGGCCTGGGACGACGGCGTCGTTGCCGACGTGGTCAACCTCGACGGGCCGTTCTGGCTGCCCGACACCGACGGTTGCCCGCGCTATGTGGCCCGGTACGAGGTTCGGGTGCATCCGCTCCCGGCTGCCTCCCCGGCTGAGCGAGAGGCAGTCCCAGCATGACCACTCCTGTTCTGCTCGACCCTACGGAGACGATGGTCGGCACCGCCAACGGGCCGGGTATCTGGATCGCCCCGGCGGGCACGGCGCCCCCGGCCGCCGGTGCCGAGTTCGCGGCGCCGTGGAAGTCACTCGGCTACGCCTCCGATGACGGGCCGACGGTCGGCTCGGACACGACCTCCGAGGACTTGACGCCCTGGCAGTCCACGTCGCCGATCCGCTCGGTCATCACCGAGAAGAACCTGACCCTGCACTTCGTCCTGTGGCAGCTCAACGAGGACACCCTGGCGCTCTACTTCGACGCCGACGTTCCGGCGCCCGGCGCCGGTGGGCTGAGCTTCGACGTGCTGTCCAGCGGCGGCGGCCACATCTACGCAGTGGCGATCGACGCCAAGGACGGCGACAACACCTTCCGCATCGCGTTCACCCGGGCGACCCTCGACTCGGCGGGCGACATGCAACTCCAGAAGGGCGCGATGGTCCCGCTCGACGTGACCCTCAAGGCGCTGGACGACTCCGGCGTGATGGCCCACGTCGACCTGTCGACCCCGGCCCTCGAAGGCGCGTCCGGCAGCAGCAACAGCAAGGCCCGCAAGGCCGACGCTGAGGCGGCGTGAGCAGCGCCAACGGGACCAAGGCACGCGCCGACTTCGACCTGGCGGCCTCGCGTAAGGCCGCCGTGGCCGAAGCCACACAGGTCCCGTTCACGTTCAGCTACGACGCCGATCACTTCACCGTCCCGCCGATGGACGACTGGCCCCTGGCCGTCTCCGAGAAGCTGAACGAGGGCGACCTGGCGGGCGGGCTCCAGCTCTTGCTCGGCGATGAGCAGTGGCAACGATTCCGGGACCTGGCGCCGACGATGGGCGACGTACGCCGCCTGTTCGAGGCGCTGGCGCCATGGGCCGGGGTAGAGAACCTGGGAAACTCCTCGGCGCCGCCACAGCGCGGTTCGACCCCGACGTAGAGGCCGCCATGCTGGCGCACTACCGGGTCGATGTGCTCGACCGGCGCACGTCGCTACGGCGGTTGTATGTGCTGCTGCGGCGCCTGCCCCCCGGTGCCTGGCCGGATCAGGACTCGCCGTTGTCCTGGTCGGTCGAGAGCCACCTGATCGCCTCGGTATTCGACGCGCTGGCGATGCTCACCTACGTCACGATCCGGGCGGCCGGGGGCAAGGCGCGCGAGCCGCAGCCCATCCCCCGCCCGGCACTGACGCCAGCCCGGCCCTATGGGGCGTCCGCTCAAGGCCGTGGCTCGGGCGACATGGTCCCTGGCGGCTGGGCCGGGCTGGCTCACAAGCTTGCGGGTTCGCCCGGGGTGGTGACGCGCCATGGCTGACTACGGGCGCCTGGTCGTCGGCGTCACCGCCGATACGTCCGAGCTGTCCCGCAACATCGCGAACGCCTCGACCAAGGCCGGGACGACTGCCGGAAAGTCGATCGCGGGCAACATCGGCGCCAGCCTGCGCTCCGGTGTCGGGACCGCCGCGAAGGCCGTCGGCAACACCCTCGCGACCGGGTTCACCCTCGCCACGTCGGCCGTCATCGGGTTCGGCGTCGAGGCGGTCAAGGCCGGGATCGAGGCCAACGCGGCGATCCAGGAGCAGACCTTGTCGTTCAAGGCGTTGCTCGGGTCGGCCAAGGCCGCGAACACGATGATGGCCGCCATTTCCAAGATCAGTATGCAGTCGGTCTTCCCGAAGGGCGTCCTGGTCGACGCGACCCGGCAGATGATCGGCTTCGGGTTCTCGGCTGGGTCGATCCCCAAGACGCTCGACGCGATCAGCAACGCGGCGGCAGCGACCGGCGACACCACGGGCGCGTCGGTCGAGGCGATCACCAACGCGCTCGGCCGGGTCCAGTCCACCGGCAAGTTCACGACCCGGACCTTCGCCACCCTCGGCAAGCAGGGCATCGACGCGGGCAAGCTCATCGGCGACCAGATGGGCCTCACCGGCCAGCAGGTCCGCGCGCAGCTCACCAGCGGCGCGCTCGGTGGCCAGAAAGCGTTGCGGCTGCTCACGATCGGCATGGGCAAGACCTACGCCGACGCGGGCAAGGAAGTGCTCAACACCTGGAACGGCGTCAAGATCATGCTCGGCAAGGCGACGACCGGCATCGGCCGCGAGATCGTTGAGCCGTTCATCTCGGCCAAGGGCGGCGGGTACGCCGTGGTCTGGGGCCAGAAGGTGCTCGCCTCGCTCCGCGCCCTGGCGCCGGGCGTCCAGCGAGTGATGAACGCGGTCATGCAATCCATCGGCCCGACGCTGAACAAGGTCGGCCCGATCCTCGACCGGATCACCAAGATGATCGCCCGGTTCGGCGCGGGCGGGCAGCTCACCGGGCTGACCTCATCGCTGACCGCGATGGGGCCGCTGGTCGCCGGGCTGGCGGGCGTGTTCGCCAAGGGCGGCGGCAACATCGCCGAGGCGCTGGGGCCGCTCGGCAAGATCATCCCGACGGCACTGTTCAACCCGTGGGTCGCCGGGGTCGCCGCCCTGGTCGCCACCAACCCGGCCATGCAACAGGCGTTCGGCTCGATCCTCGCGTCGATGAAGCCCCTGCTCGGCGTCGTCGCGCAGCTTGCCACCACGATCTCGTCGGCGCTGGCGCCGGTGCTCACCGATCTGGCGCCGGTCATCGCGACCGTCGGCGTCGAGCTGGTCCAGGCGATGATCCCGGCGCTGGCTGCCCTCATCCCGTTGGTCAAGGTCATCGCGCCGCTGCTGGCCGACTTCGCCAAGGTGCTCGGCGTCATCCTGTCCAACCGCGCCGTCGCCGCCGTGATCCTGGCCACCGTCGCCGCCCTGATGGGCTTCGAGAAGGTCATCGCCATCGTCAAGGGCCTACGGGTCGCTTGGGTCGCCTTGCAGCTCGCGTTCGCGATCAGCCCGTGGGGCGTGATCATCGTCGGCGCCATCGCCCTCGGCGTCGCCCTGGTCGAGCTGTACCGGCACAGCGCGACCTTCCGGGCCATCGTGCAGGGTGCGTTCCGGGCCGTCGCTGCGGCCGGGCTCGCGATGTGGGCGGCCCTCAAAACCGCCTTCCGCGCCATCACCGCCGCCGTGTCCGCGACCTTCGGCTGGATCAAGACGCATTGGCCGCTGCTCGTCGGCATCCTCGGCGGCCCGTTGGCGCTCGCCGCCGTCGAGGTCGCTAAGCACTGGGCCGCGATCAAGCGGACGATCACCGCCGCGCTGTCGGCCATCTTGTCCGCCGTTCGCCGAACTATGGGGACGGTCCGCTCGGTCGTCGGTAGCGCCATGAGCGCCGTCCGTGGCGTCGTCGCCAGCGCGTGGAAGGCGATCACCAGCGTCGTCCGCAGCGCGGCCTCGACGGTCGTCGGAGTCGTGCGCGCCATGGTCGGCGGGGTGCGGTCGGCCGCCAGCGGCATCCGCTCCGCACTGGCCGCGCCGTTCCAAGCGGCCGTGCACACCATCGGCTCGGCCGTCGGCTCGATCCGGGGCCGAGTGACCGGCGCGCTGTCCGGCGCGAGCGGCTGGCTGGTCGGCGCCGGGCAGGCGATTGTGCACGGGCTCATCAGCGGGATCGGCTCGCTCAAGGGCGCCGTCACGTCGGCATTGCTCGCCCTCATCCCGGGGCCGCTCAAGAAGTTCGCGGGCAAGCTTGGGATCGCCTCGCCGTCCAAGGTGTTTCACGGCTTCGGCCAGAACATCGTCGAGGGCCTGATCAACGGGATTGCCTCGCTCCAGGCGCCGCTCGATCGCCGCGTCCAGGGCCTCGTTGGCGTCCCCCGCGTGCCGTCCCCTGCGATCGGTAGCGCGGCCGGGCGCGCGGCCCGCAGCGTTCGTCCTGGAGGCCTCGGCGCAGGCGCGACCGTCAACGTCTACCCGCGCGCCAGCCAGTCCGAGATGGCGATCGCGGCGGCGACCTCCCGGCAACTCGGATGGGCGGCGAGGACGGCATGACCGAGACCGACACGTATGTGGACCCGGCCCTGCCGACGTTCGGGATCGGGACCTGGCTCGCGACCGGCGTCGATGCCGACGGAACGTTGTGGGTGCTGGAAACCGTGGACGGCTGGGACGACACGCCGGGCGTCCGGCTCGACCTGCCGAACCGGCCGGGCGCGGACGGCGCCTTCGACGCGCCGGGGCGCTACGACGCCCGGGAGATCACCTTGACCGGCGTCGCCATCGCCCGCGACCGGACCTCGATGCAACGCGCCAAGCGGAAGCTGACGGGCCTCGCGAGCGACCTGGTCAAGGGCTCGACGTTGTTGGCGCTGTTGCCAGACGGAAGCTTCCAGACCTACGTCAAGCGGTCGGATACGTGGAACATCGCGGCCCTCGGTGATCTCGCCTTCCGCTACCAGATGGTGCTCGTCGCCCCGGACCCGACGATCTACTCCGGCGGCGACATCAACACCGTCGTCACGCAGCTCTCCAGCGTCAACCCGGGCACGGGCGGCCCGTGGCGCTTCTCGATGCGGTTCAACTACGGCTTCACCGGGTCGATCGGCGGCCAAGGCGCGATCCAGGTGACGAACGACGGCAACGCGCCGACCTGGCCGACCTTCAAGGTGCAAGGGCCGGGCACCAACCTGACGATCGCCGACCCGAACACCGGCTCGACGCTGACGCTCTCCCAGCTTGCGGCGACCGACTTCGTCGTGCTCGACAGCAAGAACCGGCAGGTGCTCTACATGGGCAACACGCCCCGCCGGGACATGCTCGCCGCCGGTTCGCAGTGGTTCTCGATCCCACCGGGGACCACGGTCCTGCGGTTCTACGCGGCGACCTTCACGTCCGCGACCGTGACGACGACCTGGAGGTCGGCATGGCAGTAGCACGCCCGTTGTGGCTACAGGCACTCACCGACTACACGGCCGAGGAGTTCCGGGGCGCCTTCGACGCCCTCATCCCGAGTCCGGCCGTGATCACCGGGTGCACCGTCGGGCCGAACAACCCGGTCGGGATGTCCGTCGTCGTCGCGCCCGGCTTCGTCGCGATCCAGGCCAAGAGCGGGACCGGCGGCAAGTACCTGATGCGCAACGCTTCCGCGACCGCCGTGGCGATCAACCCGGCCACCGCCCAGCCGCGCGTCGACATCATCACCGCGCGCATCCGGGACACGCAGTACGCCGACGCCGCCGATGCCGGTGACATCGTCGCGGTCGCCGGGGTGCCGGGTGCGAACCCGGTCGCACCGGCCGTCCCGGCGGGCTCCCTGCTGCTCGCGACCGTGGCCGTCGCGGCGAACGCGGTGAGCATCGCGGCGGCGGCCATCACCGCGCCGCCCTACACCGGCCCCGGGCCGGTCATTTCCTCGCCGATGGTGTCGTGGATTCCCAACGGGACGGCGGCAGGCACGACGGACTTCACCGCCGCGCAGTGGCCGTACCCGACCTTCCAGGTCGGCCCGAGCGGCATGGTCGCGATCGACGTGTGGGCCACGATGGGCAACAACTTCACCACCACGTCGAACTGCACCATCGGCTACCGGCTCACCGGACCGCAGGCGGTCGCCAACGGCAACAACGGGATGCGCGCCTTCGTGTGCTCCTGCGGTAACGCCAACGCCAGCGTCAACAACAAGGGCAACGGTCGGCAGATTCTCACCGGCCTGCCGCCTGGTGTCTACACGCTCATCCCGATCTGGGGTTTCTCGTCCGGCACGTCGAGCACGTCGAACCCGTCGACCGGCATGTACGTGAGCGCCGCCGGGATCACGATCCAGCCGCTGTGAGCCGCTGATGCCGACCTACCGCTACTACGCCTGCGACACCTTGACCGGCGACCTCCTGGCCGAGCTGCCGCTGACCGGCGTCACGTTCTCGCTCGTCGTCAATGACACCGGCGGGTTCGGGGCGACGCTGCCGCTGTCGGCCGAGCCGTACCTGGTGCAGGTCACCCAACCCGGCCGCACGTCGGTCTACATCGAGCGGGACGGGGTCCTCGTCTACGGCGGCATCATCTGGGGTCGGCAGTACGACGCGGCGGCCGGGACGCTGACCCTCGATGGGTCGGACTTTCTGTCGTACACCGACCACCTGGTCATCTCGGACAACCTCAACTACGGGCAGGTGGAACAGCTCGCGATCTTCCGGTCG